TGACGCACACTCCATTCAAGGGGCTGACGTTGGCGGAACGAACGGGACGTGGTACGGGCTAATGCAGTACGAGGTTCCGAAGGGATACAATGACGGGACCCCGATCTCGATCCGTGTCAAGGCCCTGATGATCGCGTCTGGTGACGGTGCGCAGTATGTCGATTTCCAGATATATCGACACGCCGCCCCCACCGTCGATATATGCGCCACCGCACAACAGACCCTGACCGGGACCGAGGCGCAATACACGTTCGAGATCACGCCTACTGACGTTGTGTCTGGCGACGTGCTGAATATCCGGCTCAAACTTCACGCGACAGACGCGGGCAATGCCGTGCCCAACATCACGCCGAAAGTCACGCAAATACAGATAGGCTTCATCGGGACCAGCACCCACGGGTTCTTTGCCCGCGAAGCGTATTCGACCAGCTCCGAGTCGACGAAGAAGGTGTACGTCAACCTGTAATCAACGGGGCGGACGGTCATCAAGCATGGCCGTCCGCCCATGACCCGAAAGGAAAGAGCAATGCCAGTAATTCCAAAGGAAGTTCCCAAGGCCGCGCCCAGCACCAACCCCGAAGAAGTCAACAAGATACTCGACGGGCGTACCCGTGCCGCACGCGAGGCCCGCGAACAAGAGCGCATCGCCGCCGAAACTGCCCGCGATCTGGCCAATGGCGAGAGCGTCGATCTTCCCGATCAAGCCGAACGGGAGGAGAACGCGCAAGAAGCCGCCGAGCGGCTCCGCCGTCAGGTCGATATCTTGGCCGCCGAGGTCGAGCATACCCAGCGCGTCGAACAGGAAAAGCGCGACAAGCCGTGGTCAAACTTCTACGCGGGCAGCCAACAGGCGCAACGCCATGAAAAGTGGCTTGACCGCCTCAAGGAAATCGTCACGGTCAAGGACGAATTTGGCAACGAGGAGAAGATGACCTACGCCCAGCAACTCGAATCCAAGAACATGCTGATCTTGAATCGGCACCAACGCCGCGATCCGCACCGCTACGGCGTGGAAAACGACACCGCCAAGTACGAGTCCTCGCTTCCAAGGCTGTAGCCCATGACCTTCCTCGAACTCCAGACCGAGTGTTACGACCGGCTCCGTATCCCGACGCCGGATTCGACCATTACCGCGCTCGTGAAGCGCATGGTGAACAACGCCGTGCGCAAGGCGTCCACGTACCGCAACTGGCCGTGGATGGAAACGAGCACGTCGTTGTCGATATCTAACGCGACGAGGGCGTACACGCTCGGGTCAACGGTCGGATTCGTGCTCAATATCCACGACTCCAGCGGGGTTGTGCTGAACGAGGTGTCTCGGGACACATACTTTGATATGTATCGAGGGGACGCCACCACCGGCTCCCCAACGGTGTTTTGCGTGGACGGGATGGATACGTCCAACCTAATCACGGTGCAGGTATGGCCGGTCCCAACGGGGAGCGCGACATTAACGGTTCGGTGCCGTCGCCGCGTGGCCGACTTGTCTGCGGATGGCGATATCCCGAACATCCCAACACAGTACCATTTCGCGCTGGTGTCTCTGGCCGCGGCAATGGTCAGGGAATGGGAACAGTCCGACGGATGGCAGGCCCTAATGCAGTTGGCTATGCAGGAACTTGACCAGATAGATCAACTCGAATTCGGCCAGCGAGTCCCCACACCCGCATAAACACGGAGGCGTCCAATGACAGTGGCAGAAATGGCGGCGGCATTGCAGGATCGCCTTCCAAAAAACCAATCCCTTCGCGGGCTTGTCCAGGCCGTCAACGAGATCGTCGAGGATATCCGGCGTAAGCAGAAGTCATGGTCTTTTTGGTTCAAGCAGGAAAGCATCACGCTTCTGGACGAATACACCACGGGGACCGTCACCGTCACGAACGCATCAACGACTGTTACTGGCAGCGGGACGACCTTCACGTCCGACTTCGTTGGGCGTCTTATCCGCGTTGCCGATGGCGAATACTACACCATCGCAACCTATGTGTCCGCCACCGAGATCACGCTCGACGTTGCGTATGCGGGCGCGACGGCCTCGGGGCAAACATACAGTGTCACCGGGGATTGCCGGAACCTTCCGTCTGACTGCATGAGCGTGACTGGGGTATGGGACGCCACAAACCAGCGATGGTTGCGCGGCATGAACGCCACGGACATGCAGACCGCCCGTATCATTCAGTCTCCCGGCGGCCAGTTCCCCACGATGTACACGCTTTATTCCTACGGCCCCATCACCGGGCTTCCGCGCATCGTGTTCTATCCTCCGCCCACCGAGGCCGCCCTTCTTTATCTATGGTATTACCGGAGACCCACTGCGGTCACGGGGCCGGGCAGCACCCCTGACCTTCCGAGTCACCTTCACAACCTCGTACTGCTCGGTGTGCTCTGGAAGTACACGCGCAGCCAAGAAGACTTCGCGATCTACCGGGCGGCCTTGAACGAAGCCATCGGTGAGGACAGGACGATTATCCGGGATCAGGTCGATAACGTGAGCGGGGCGGATATAGGGGGATTCGAGGACGCGCTCAGGGAATGGACTCGTGGCCAAGTAGCGACTGGATACTAGGTCGATGCTTATCCCACACGGGCCGATACGCGGGTTTAGCGGAGAGGATAGGCTCCTCCGGGACGACCTGTTGCCGGACAATGTCTCGCCAGACGCGGAGAATACCGACTACCAGCGCGGGACATTGAAGCGGCGTTCGGGCTATCAACGGCTTCATACGAACGCGATCCTCGACGGCGGCATCCGGATCAACACCACAACCACGAACAAAGACGCGATCATCATCCCGGACTACACGGGCGTCGATCTTTCCGGCGACTTCCTGCTTGAAGTCCAGATCATGCTTAACGCCGCGCCAACGAACGATATCGTATTGATGACGAAGAAGCCGGTTGGTTCGTCTGGCTGGCACTTAAAATACATGTACACCACCATGACGTTCCGATTCGAGATGTACGACTCCGGGGCAACGCTACGCACGGCAGATTACGCATTCACTGTGCCGCCCATCGGAACGCCGACCCGGATATCCGTGCGCCGGTCAGGGACAACACTCACCCTTTATTGCAACGGTTCGGCAGGAACGCCCGTGACGTGTTCAGGGGTGACGGCGAATAACTACAGTGTGTTTATAGGGGTGACCGTGGCCGGTGGTACCGGATCACAGATCGCCGACTACACCGTGGACGAACTGAAGATATGGAGCACGGCGGCCACACAAGACGCCTATCCAGAGAATGAACTCGCCGCAACAGGATACACCCTGCCTGACGTTGGATACTGGAAATTCAACGAGGGCCGCTGGAACCATGTAGACGACTCCAGCGGGAACGCAAAGCACGGAAACTTCTGGGCCAACAATATGTCCTACGTCGCCTCGCTTCTGCCTAACGCCACGGAAGACGACATGGCGTTGCGACTTGGCGCGGACGGGGATATCCCCGGCGCGGATGCACAGGCAACGACAAGTGACGCGGACGCGCTCGACATAATCACCACCACCGGAAACAAGTGGACAGTCGAATTCTGGATGCGGGTAGATACCTACACCAATGTTTCATCGGACATCATATCGGTAGGGCAGTCGGGAAACGACAGGCTCTTGTATCTTTACCTCTCCGGGCTAAACCTGTACCGTGCATATGGCACCACTACGACCCACACGGTAGCGAGCACCGCAGCGGATACGACCTATGACGCGGTGGTTGGCACGGCGTTCCACGTTGCGATTGTCAGGGACGCAGACACGGTTTACACGTACATCAATGGATCGGTGGTCTTAACGACAACCGGGGCCACCACAGAGAATGGGCCGACACCGACCACAAACAGTATCTTGCTCGGCGATGCAACCAACACGTCCGGCCTAACCATCGACGAACTCCGCGTCTGGAAGTCGGCACGATCCCCCCAGCAGATTCTCCAGTGGATGAACGAAGTCTACACGGACGTCAAGGACACTAACCTTCTCGCGTACTACCGATTCAGCGCGGGCGACCCGGAACGCGACGAGACAGGCAACACGACGATCACGGTCTACACAGACGGCACGGCGTACCTGCAACGCTCTCAGGGGCTTGTGTACCCGTCTGACGCCCCGCGCATGACTGGACTGGTTACGTACTCCCAGCCTGTTCGCGGCGACCTGATTCGGGCGGGGCAGACCATCTTCAAGAGCAGCATCATCGCCATGACGCGGAGCATGTACTGGCGCGTGGCGGGCAACCAAGCCCAAGCACTGTCGCACATCTCCCCGTCATCCGATGAGAGCCTGTTCGGATACGCCGCGTTCAAGGGGTTCCATGTTTTCGGGAACGGTATCGCCGGGTGCATGAAATATGACGGGAATGGTGTGCCATCCAATCTCACGATTGACACGCCAAGCACGGCCCCCGTGGATGCGCCGGTAAGCACCACTGGCGGGACATTTCCGGCGACAGGCGACTATTACTACCGGGTATCGTTTCGGAACTCGCTCGACGGCACAGAGTCCCTCGCGTCTGATGCCAGTGGCGGCGCGACGTTGGCGCAGACCGACGACAATATCGCATTGTCATCCATCCCCGTATCGACCGATACACAAGTCAACCAGCGGCGGATTTACCGAAAAGACCCATCCGGAACCGTCTACTACTACCTAGACGATATCGACGACAACACCACCACGACATATACAGACACGGGCACGGCCACTACCACGACGCAGCCGATAGACGATTACCGGGGACACCTTCCCGCGTGCCGTCACTTCGGGGTGTTCGGCAACCGGCTCATCGCGTGCAACTCCGGGGACGAACCTTCGGGCATCTACTTCTCCGAGGCCGACACCATCAACTTCCCTGCGGACAACCTGCTCATTGCGGGCGACGGGGACGGCGACGAAATTACCGGATGCGCGGCGTTTGCCGGGTACTTCGTGATCTTCAAGGAACGCAGCATATACGTGTTGACGGGGACGGGCGACACCACGTTTGCGCTGCAACGGCTTTCCTTGCCGGGATGCGTGTCCGGGGCCACGGTGGCCGAGAGCAAGGACGGGCTTTACTACTTGTCCAACGACGGTGTTTACCTGTTCGCCAATGGTCAGTCCCAGTACCTATCCGCCAACCAGCAAGACCTTTTCGGGGCAATTGACACCACAAACAGCCGGTACGCGGCGGGCGGGTACAACCCCAAGACACACCAGTACATCGTGTCGCTCGACGTGCTGGGCGATGAGAATGCCCGCATCTCGATGGTCTACGACGAGGACACAAAGTCATGGGCAAAATGGACCGTGGCCTTCGATTGCTACGCCTTGGCGCAACTGGACGATAACGAGTATGCCCTTCTTGGGGCAAAGGGCGGGTTTGTGTACCGGCTATTCTCGGGCAACACGGACGGCATGCCGGTGTACCAAGCGTCCGAAACCACCTATTCCGGGACGGTCACAGGCAACGCCACGGCATTTATCGTGGACGGTTCCGCCACATTCCCAACGACAGATCACGGACTGGCCGGGTGCAAGGTCTTGGTGGCCTCATCTGCGGGCGACCAAGAGCGCACCATCATCGGCAACACGGCGACAACGCTTTACCTTGACTCCGCGCTTTCCCCATCGATCACGGGGACATACTACGTCGGCGCGATTGACTGGTACTGGGAATCCCGCTGGATCGATTTCGGGGACATGTTCGATATCAAGGCCATGTTTTACACCTCCCTGTGGCTCACGGAAGGATCGGCCACTGATATCACGATCAAGTGGAAGACGGACGCCTATGAGACGTGGGTCAGCACGACCTTCTCGAACGCGGACGAATTGGCGCAAGTGGTCACGTCGGGCCGGGGGCGAAAGGTGAAGTTTCGGTTCCAGTACCAGCCACCCAACAAGGCGATTGAGATTCAATCCTTCCAGCCCGTCATCGCTCGCGGGAAGTCGCGGTAATCCGTGGCGACGGGCATCCATAGCGTAAGCGCGGAGACGGGATTCGAGATTACTCCTGTCACGTCCGGCGTCGAGATGAAATGGAACGGGACAACGGGCGAGTTCTACGCGATAAGCAGGCCCGCCGGTACATACTCGCCAATCACGGCTCGTGGTGCGTGGTCATTCGCCAGCACCTTGACTGTTGCCAGCACAGTGACGCTCACGTCAATGAATGTCGCCGGGTTCGTGAAGAACGACGCAAACGGCGTGTTGAGTGGCGGGAACACGGCGGGCAGCGGTGGCGGACTGATAGACATATCGACCGATACTAATCTTGCCGTGACGGCTCCGGTCCTTTTGACCGGCGATACCATCGGATTCGATTACAACACGACGAACCTGAAACTAACGTCGAGTAAACTTAACACCATCCAAGACATTGCCACGTCGAGCTCCCCCACCTTCGTGGACCTTACTCTTACGGACGACCTTGATGTTGCCGGAGACTTGTTGCAGACCGGAACCGGGACAACGACGTTTCGGAATGACGCGGGGTCCAAGGTTGTAAACATCCAGGGCGACACGAACACATCAACACTAAACATCATCGGGTATCGTGCGGCCTCGACCCCTATTGCTGGGCAACTTAACTTCGAGGGGGCGCGAGGTACGCTGTCCAGCCCACTCATCGTTCCTGCCAGTTCGATTATCGGTAGAGTAAGAGGCTTGGGCTGGGACGGCTCCAGCGCGTTTCTCAACTCGTGCTCCATAGACCTCTATACCGGAGTCGGAACCCCCTCGACCACATCCATGCCCGGTCGAATCAGTTTCCTGACGTGCCCGGACGGCAGCACGACCCTAACCGAGGCGATGCGGATAGACGCCAGCCAAGACGTCACCATATTCAATCAGATACTTGGATCGGTCGATGTCGATTCGTTTCTCGACCTCAATGGCACGTCCGGGACGGTCAAGCTGGCTTCGGCGCATGACATGGTCATAGATATCGACTATGACAACAATTCGACTGGCCGGTCATTCAAGATTCGCCACAACAACGCCACGGACCTGTTTGAGGTTCAGGACGACGGGGACGTTATCATCCCGCTCGGCGACCTGTATGTTGCAGATGCAGTTTCAAGCAACACACTTTCGTCAAACCTACTAGACCTGACGTACACCTCCAATGGAGTTTTACTGTCCTCGGAGAACTTGGTATACGTCCTGATAGGCAACGGCACAGGGACCGGCGAGTTTCGCGTAAACAACAACGCCGGGGACATTGTGATTCAGGGCCTACAGAACGGCGATGTCAAGGTTCCGTCCGGGGACCTTTACTTGAGCAACCAGTTATGTTCGACCCTGAACAGCAACATCATAGACTTGGCTACTGGGGGGTCTTCCACGACTGTTCTGGTACGAGCCTATCACGACATCTATCTGGACATAGATTACGACAACGCTGGTGGCGGCGACTTTTTTGTGTCTAAAAACGGGCTCGGAACAAACCTGTTCAAGGTAGCAAACGCGGGAAACGTTTCAGCCCTTGCGGGAGACCTTACGGTGGAAACCGCCGGGAAGGGGCTCAAGGTCAAGGAGGGAAGCAACGCTCGCATGGGGACGGCGACGTTGGTTGGCGGCACCGTGACGGTATCAAACACATCGATAACTGCGAGTACCCGGATATTCTACAACCGGATTACGACCGGCGGAACGGTTGGGCACCTGCGTATAGCGTCGAGAAGCGTTGGAACCAACTTCGTGATTACGAGCAGCAGCGGAACCGAAACGAGTTCGGTGGACTGGTTCTTGGTTGAACCCGCGTAGGAGCGCATATGTCATACAAGGATAATCTTGAGCAGATACGCAAGTCGGTCGAGGACATTGTCCGGGATAAAGGACTTTCTCCCGACGATATTTGTTGTATTCTCTACAAGGCAGGCATGGACATAAAGTCCCTGTCCAAAATGATAGCGGAGAAAACGCGGTATGAACCAGGCACCATTGAAAGCAGAATCGAGGCAAGAATCGCAAGCATCGCCCGAAGCGATCTTGACGAACCTGTTGAACGCGGCGAGACAGGCCCCGTTGCCCGCCCACATCCATGATAACCTAATGAATCAAGCGAAATGGCTCTTGAACTGGTGCAACACGAAGGAATCCGCCGAAAATGGCACAGCACGCCCAGTACAACCCGGCGAGCCCGGACACGACGATCCGGACCCTGACAGAGGGGCAGCCTGACCACATATCGATCACGACCCCGGCAACCCCTGGGGACGAGCTGGCTATCCCCCACGGGCTCGCTAGAATCCCCAAGGGTTGTGCTATAGTAGATCAGCCCTACCAGCATCTTGTATGGGGGCGAGGGCAGACGGCATGGACACGAAGACACTTGTACCTACGCTTTAGTTTGGCCTCGACAGACCTTTCCATAAGCGTTTTTTGAACACACGGAGACCGCTGGCATGGCAAGCATCCTGGATATTCTCGACGGGTTCGGGCTGGGACTCAACGTTATTGGGCAGCTTGGCAGCCTTTCCGCCGCCGGTGATGCTGCCCAGCGAACTCGCGATTTCCGGGACGATCCCACCATCCCGGCACTGTCGAATTACCTGCGCCAGTCATTCGCCGACTTGACGAATGGCGAGGGGCCGATGGGCGAGTACAGGAACCAGTACAACCAGTTCCTGTCCAATCTCATGTCCCAAGGCGGACCGGGAAACGCGGCGGCGGCAAGCCTCGGCACGCTCACGGCGCGGCCAATGCAGCGGGCTATTTCACCCGGCGGCGGGTGGCAGATGCCACAAAGCACAGTGAACATGTCGCAATGGGGCCATACGCCCCGCGTCAGCATTACCCCGGACCTGAACGGGATCAATATTCCCCCGGCCAGAATACCGCCACAGAATCCGAGCCGGTTCCTCGACGGGAAGCCCGGCAATCCGCTTTCCGATGCCGTTAACGATTTTGCCGACGACGATATCCTCGGAAGCGATGAACCCGTTGGGGCGCGTGGCGTTAATCCACGAAGGTTTTTTGATGGCAGGCCGGGGAACCCTGTTAGCGATTTTATCCGAAGCCTTGGCGACGGACGCCCCGGCATTGGCGCAAGCACTATTTCGCTAGACCACACCGGCAATTACGTTCCGCGTGCGGGACGGCGCAGCGTTCCGAGCATGGCCACCGGCGGTCTCGTGACGAAGGGCGGGCTTGTAGACGTACACAAGAACGAGCGGGTTATTTTGCCCGCCGGTGCCGAGGTGTTGCCATATCAGCACACGCCGACCGGCAAGGCCATGATGGGTGCAGCCCCCCCTCCGACCCAGCCCAAGACGGGCGGATTCACCCCCGCGCCAAACCCGAACCTTGGCGGATTCCAAGGCGGATACGGAACAAAGTCTGTCGCCCTTCGCCCAAACGAGGGGGCGACAGGCGGGCTTCTTGCCAATCAGGACGCCACCCAGCCAGAACCCGTCGCCCTTCGCCCGAACGAGGGGACAGTTGGCGGCCATGCGTATGGGCAGGTGCAGGCGCAACAAGCGCAACAGTTGGCGGCACAACAGGCGGCGGCACAGGCGGAAGCGGAGCGGTACATCGCGCAAATGATGGGGGCGGCCAACCAGCAAGTATCTGATTCTCTCGGTTCGGCTCCGGGCTACATGAACGAATCGCTTGCCGGACTATCCACGCTCGCCAATAGCGGCGGACCGATCAACGAAAGCGTTCAAAATATCCTTCGGCAACAGGCGCGGGACACCATCTCGACCGACATGGCCGGGGCGTTGCGCGGAATGAATGAACAGTACGGTGCGCGTGGCCTTGGCGGAAGCGGTCTCCAGCAACGGCAGGACCTTATGTCCCGGCTTGGCGCGGCCAACGCCTACACGCAGGCCAACAACCAGATCGGGCTTGACGCCGCGAACACGAACTGGAACGCGATCCTTGGCGCGAACACCGCCTTGAATCAAGGTTCCCTTGGCGCGGCCAACTTCGGGTTGGGACGTGCGGGCCTCATTGACAACATCTTCCAGACAAACCGGGGCTTTGACCGGCAGAACGCGCTCGACACGTACATGCTCCAGCACGCCGACATTGCCGACCAGATGGGCTACTGGAACCAGATGGGGTCGAACCTTGAGGGTCAAAACCAAGACACGCAGGACGCATTCGACCGGCTCATCCAGCAGATCACGAGCTACTATGCGAACCCCGACACCAGCGCGTTTGCCAACGCGGTAAACGGTAATTAAGGAGATACGGCATGGGCGACTATATGGGATACGGCGCATTGGGCCAAAGCGTTGGCGATGCAGCCATGCTCTCCAACTGGACGGGATCGAACCCGATGATCGACAGCATGGCAGGGCTTGGATCGGTTATGCCGAAAATGGCCGGGGCTGGGGCCGGGATGATGGGTACGCTTGGCGGGATCATGGGTAGCCCGATAACCGCCGGGATTGGCGGCGGACTGAATGCCTACATGGCATACAAACAGGGCAAGGCCAACAAGGAAGCGCAGAAGCAACAGATGAAGGAGTCGAGGAAAGGCCGTATCGCGAACCAAGGACAGAACAACATCATGGCGTTACTGGCCATCGCGAAATATGCCGACTCGCTTCTACCGGGCTACGGCGGGAGGTAGTACGACATGGGCGGCCTACTGGCAGCGTTGAGCGGCGGTATCGAGGGATACCAGCGGCGAGCCGATGAACTGAAGGATCAGGCCGCCGAGGATCGCCGTCTGCAAATGGCACTTGAGCAGCACCGATCCGCCATGATGATGAACAAACTTCAGGCGGGTCTACTGGAGGCTCAACTCCGCGATTACCCAGAGGACAAGCGCATTCAACGGGAATACGAAAAGACCCGGCAAGAGGCCACCGCGCTGGACGTCCAGAAGGGGCTGTTGGACATCGAACTCGACAAGCGATTTGGAGCAGACGAACGCCAAGGCAAGATCGATTTGCTCAAGGCACAGATCGCCACAGAAGGCGCACAGGCCGGGGCGTATGGCCGGTCAAACCGCGACACATACGGCAACAGTGTATCTACCGGCGCGACGTATTCCCCAGAGCAGATCAAGATGGCTGAGGAAATCGTAAGAGATTACGAGAAACTTGCCAGCCAAGACACCCCGAACCCGACCGAGATCGCGCTACTTGAGTCAAATAAGGGCCTGTATGAGCACGCTGCTAAGATTGTTCGGGAAGTGCAATCCGGTGCGCTTGGGTTCACCCCGCCGCCCGCACCAGAGGAAAAAGCAGACGCAGAACAGGCATCAACCCCGTCACTAACGGAGCCGTCTGGAATTGAGAAGGGGATTCGTTTTCTGGCGACAGGCACGACGAAGCGCCCCGACTCGCTTGATGCCGCGGAGCAAAAACGCAAGGCGTCTTTGAGCATAAACAAGCCGCTTCAGGGTTCTTTTTTGAGCAACTTGGTGCAGGGCAAACCGGTGCCGGGAGCCATACGCCAAGGCAACGGGAGTCTTTTTGGCGAGGTGGTTCCAGACAACAAATTCACGGGACAAGTTCCGCGCAGCGTTTTCCCAACATCGCCAGTCCTTCCGGGGCCGTCAGCCGAGGGTATCGCCGCCTTGGTCAACTCGAAGCCAGAATACGCGGCGGAAGCAACAAGGCTGCTTGCGGGCCAAGGACCCGTTGACAACGAAGTGCCCGATAGCGTACTTGGCTATATTGGCAAGCAACTGTTTAGTGGGACCCCTTTTGGCGGACGAAGCGTTGTGCCGGTTAAAAAGCCCAATACGAAGGCGAAGCCCAAGCGTAAACCCAAGGCAGAATAAATGCCCCTGTCCAGTGCCCAAATAGACGCTATCCTCGGCGCGGGAAAGAGCACGGCCCTGCAAGAAGGGGCCAGCAATCCCATGTTCAAGGCTCTGGAACTTCTCTCGCGTCCCGGCGAAATGGCGATGGCGGGCATTTCCGGCGTGCTTCCGGGCGGGCTTCCTATCGAGGACACGCTCGACACAATGGGGAACGTCGCCACTGGCCAGCAGAATTACACGGGCCGGAACTTCCTCGAATCCTACGGCGCACCCGATTCCGCGTGGACCACGGCGGGCGGTATCGCGCTCGACTTCCTGAACCCAGCCGATCCCCTGAATTACATCGGGGTTGGCGGACTCACGAAGATCGGCAAGGCGGCGAAACTTGCCGGTCCGATAGATTCAGCGGCAGGACTTGCCGCAAAGTGGTCCGGCCAAGCGGCGGCGGGACAACGCGGGCTTCTAAACTTCGCTGGACACCAGGTACCACTCCCCGGTCAAGGAATGGCCCTAGACGCCCTCCAGGGGCTCGGGAATCGCTTTGCCGACTCTGGCACTGGCAAAGCCCTTTCGAGCCTGTTTGGGGGCAGGACAGGGGCCTATGCGTCAGCCATGCGGGACGACCCGGACGCTGCGCTTATCCAGATGCGGGCGCAGGATCGGATCGACTTCAAGCTAAACAAGGCCACCGCCGAATGGGATGCTGTTGCCGATCCGATATTCGAGAAACTCAGTTTCGAGGAACGGGTTCTGGCCGGGGACCTGATGCAGGACGCGGCCCGGAACGGCCAAACATGGGCGGACAAGATAGACGAGTTCGTCAAACCGGGGACCAGGGGCGCGGCCACCCGTCTCGAACAAGCCAAGAATATCGACACCCTGTACCAGACCCGCGCCCGTCTTGCGGCGGAGAATCTCGGGGAAACGGGTATCGGTATGTATTCCGAGGCTACGGCCCGGTATCTCCCCCGAATGTTCAAGCGCAACCCCTTGGTCTCGAATGAGCGGGTGGACGAAGTGCTTGGCGGGCCTGTTGGACGGCAGATAATCCACACGGAACCCTTCGCGGATAACGCCTTCAATCAGGGTCTTGTCCAGTCATCGCTTCAATCCCCGCAGGTCAAGACTCTGGACATCGCGGGCAAGGCCGCATGGTTGGCCGGTGGCGAGGTCAAGGTTGGCGATGAGGTCAAGCACCTTGTCGGCCAAGACTGGTTCGACGCGCACGATGCCGTGTTCAAGCGGGAGTTCCTTCTCAAGCATCGCAAGACGACCAAGGAATTGAATCTCGACTTGGCGGCTACGGGTGCGGGCGAATACGAGAGAGATATCTCCGCCATGTTCGCCGGCATGAAGGGCGAACTGCTCCAGAACATCAAGTACGACGGGCTGGTCAAAGACTTCCAAGAGGCCGGTATTGCCGTTGACTGGAACGATATCCTTCACGGCGGCGGCGAGTTCGTCAAGGTGAACCAAGGCCGGTGGGCGAATGCTCCCTTGGCTATCCCGAAGAACCTCAACACCGCACTGGCCCGGTACGAATCCATTGCGCATCCGTCAGCCGAGGCGGGGCGTCTCGGGGAACAGTTACTTCAACTGGTGCCCAAGGCTCTCCGTGACGCGACGCAAGACTCCCAGCGATGGATGAAGGACCTCTTGATCTGGGGTGGCGGGCCGTTCTCCTACATGACCCGCAACGTGGCGTCGGCGGTCCACAAGAACCGGCTGGAAGGTATCAACAGCCTGAATGGGCCACGATACTACGGCGAAGCCATTCATCTCATGGGCAAATTCTTCGGGGACAAGGGCAAGATGCTCAACCCCTTGTCCAACCTTGACGAGACAGCCAAGGGGATCACGAACGAATACTGGACGTCCAAGAACGGCGTCAAGTACAGCATCCGGCGACTGGCCGAGGAATACCTCCACGGGAACATGCACGGCGGCGGAAGCCCTGACCCGGAACTGGTATCCAAGAGCCTTTCGGGGTCCGCCAAGTTGCGCAACAAACTCTTCGGGACGTTCCACAAGGGCAACATGCGGGCCGAGATGTTCGTGCGGCTTCCCTTGATGCTCAAGACGCTCGAAGATACCGAGGATGTAGTGCTCGCCATGAAGCGGGCACTTCCCAAGACCGTCGAGGAAATGGCGGCGGAGCCTAAGGTGGCCGGGACATTCTTCGACGTGGCCATGACGAACGCCCGCGAGGCCGTCATCCGCGCACACTTCGACTACAACGACCTGACCGAGACCGAGCGCAAGATACGCGGGACGGTCATGCCGTTTTATTCCTGGTGGCGAAAAAACATCGCCCACGAGACCGTGAACCTAATCCAGAAGCCCGGTAAGTACATGCCCTATATCCGGGCGTACCAGTCATCCTTCGACAACGAGGATATGACGCAGGCCGATCTTCCCGAGTGGGCACAGCGGGCCTTCGCCATGCCTATCGACGAATCGGTCGAGGGCAAGATTCAATGGATGGACTTCACGGGTTTCCTGCCGTTCATGGACACCCTTGAGGCGGGCGTCACCGCTGCCACATTGACAGGGATGATCGATGCGCAACCGGGCAAAACCCCTATCTCGGAGTTCATCCGGTACATGGCGATCCGGGGCAACCCGATGCTGGTCATGCCTGTCGAGCAGGGGCTTAACAAATCCTTCTTCACGGGCCGGGATATGCGCGAGGATCAGCCGGAGAAGTTTGGCGCGGCAACAGTATCCCCGCAGGTCCGGCACGCACTCCAGCCGTTCCGCCCGTTGTCCGAACTCGACCGGCTCAACCCGACAATCCCATTCCTGACCGGCGGCAAACCCATCTTTGGCGAGAACCGGAAGAACCGGAACGAACCCAATGAGGCCAAGCGGTGGGCTCGTCACCTGACCGGCGTCCGTATGTACGAGGCCGAGGACAACATCGCATCCATGTCGGAGAAGACCCGCAAAAAGACGATCAGGGCGTACACCCGCGCCATGAATGAGGCCATTGCAGAAGGCGACAATCAACGCGCAGACTACTTCAAAGGCATGATCGAGAAAATCGGCGGGACGGTGAAATGAAAACATCGGACGAAATGATCAAGGTGCTGAAGGGATTCGAGGGATTGTCCCTCAGGCCGTATCTGTGCCCATCCCAAAAACTTACCATTGGGTACGGCCACGTAATCACATCCATCGAAAAGAAGAAGGGGGAACTGTGCATCCTCGTGGATGACGGCGGCGACCGATTTGAGTGGGTTCCATACCTTCCCGACATAACCCAGGGCGTGGCCGATAGGCTCTTGCGGTCAGACCTGAGACGATACGAGGCGGCAGTCACCCGAAGCGCAAAGACGCCGTTGGCCCAGCACCAGTTTGACGCGATGGTGTCATTCGCGTTTAATGTCGGGATAGGCGCATTCTTGGGGTCAACGATGCTCAAGATGGTGAATGATGGGGACATGGCCGGGGCAGCGGCACAGTTCACCCGATGGAACAAGGGCGGCGGGAAGATACTCAAGGGATTAGTTCGGCGGCGGGCGGCAGAATCGCTAGTGTTTGCGAATGGAGAATACGCATGAGCGGGGACGCATTTCCGAAGACAAAGGAACAATGGGCGGCGGCGATACTGTTGCTTGCCGCTGGGACCGGGGTTGGCGGGTATGTCCGTCCGGCAATCGACGCCGTGGCCCTCGAATCGCGATTGACACGGGCCGAAATAAGCGCGACAGCAAACGGTGATTCGCTCGAATCTATCGAGCACATTGTTACGGAGCGGGGCGAAATTCTCGCCCGTATCGAGGCGAGTACCGCCGAAAACACACAGCGACTAGCACGGCTTGAAGCCAAGATCGACCAGATGACAGCGCAGGCACGGGCGCGGATCGGAGATTGATATGCAACCCCGACGGATAGGATGGACCATAGGCGAGGGCGCATTGTCGGGCGGCGCGGGAACGTCGATTGCAATGGCGTTGATCGATTACCTCAAAGCCGTTTACCCGGAACAGCCGCCCCAATTATGGGTGTTGCTATCGGCACTATTCGGGGCAGTCCTTGTCGGCGGCGTGGCCGGGACAAGCAAAACGATCCGAACACGATCCGCGTCAACCGTGTCGCGGTCTGACCTTGACGCATTCGAGGATGATCTCGAAAAAGCCATACGAACGAAAGGGACCGAAGAATGAGAAACACCATCCTGTTAGCGTCAACGATATGGTTCGCCGGATGCGCCATGACGCCCGGACTAATCCCCGGAATGTCTGGCAAGACCAAGATCGAGCGGGAATTCGCGGACGCCGACTCCCACTACACCGAGAGCATTTCCGCGCCCGCCGGGGTTGACGCCTCGAAGCTGTCCAAGTTCTCCTTGAAACTCAAGGATGGGCAAGGCATGGAGTACGAGGTTGGGGTTGATGCCTCGGATACGCTCGACTCCACGGCACAGGCAGCCATGCTGACCCAGATATCAGCGGACTCGCTGGCTGCCCTACGATCGTCCCTGAAGACGCTTGAGGCGTTGACGCCTGGAATCACCCAGTTGTTGACCCCACAGCCAGCACCGCCCATCGTGAGCGCACCAATCAACATCGGTGGAGGATCGGGCGGCGGACCCATAACCGACTTGCTCCGGGGCCTCATCGAGGATGCCATACGGGAGTCGCGGCCATGAAGAAGCCAGTTAAGCCCAAGAAGACAAAGAAGCCGACAAAGCCTAAGAAGTAGCGAGTCGGCTTTACTCGCGCGCTTGAAGTGATTCGTCGAGCGTCATGTCGCCTTCCATGTTCTTGGGACCTGGTCGCGCCAGTCGCCGCAGTATGTCCGCCTGTTCTTCGATGCGTTTGTTTGCGCGAGTCAATTGCCCGCGAAGAAGTTTTATCTCCGCCAACAGTTTATCCCGCTCCAACCGTAGACTTCGGCGCGTCCGGTTCAACCCGTCGATTTCTTCGGATGGGGGTAGGAATGTCCCCGTCGCGTTACACGGTCCGCACGCATACTTTACGTGGCTATCATCATGGTCTCGGCCATATACATACTTCTTGCCGTCGCAGTACGGGCACTGCACGCCGCTATCGCTCATTTCAGTATCCCCGCTTCCCGACAGACATCCATTGCGTGAATATCGGCGACGTTCGACCTGTACTCCCTAATCGCATACCGCAACGCCGCCACCGCCGGGTCATCCATCCGAATCACGGCGTACTCGCCGGTGTCGCGAAGGTGTTGGGCAAGTTCGTCGAGGGCAACGTCTCCATTGAGGCCGCATCCACGGCAAGCCTTTCGGATAACGACCTCGCCATCATGTCCCTTCGAGTCGCAATGCGGACACGTTTTCATTTCACCACTCCCTTCCCAAAGCCCGCCTTGGCCTTGCGTTTCGGTTTCGCTTTCGGCTTATCGTAGATCATCCGCACGTCCAGATACGGATAGTTCCGCTTCAGCATCTTCATTTTGATCCTCGACACGTCCGTCTGGTGGCCCTTCGTTTCCTCGACCACGCACGCCTCACCCTCGTAATACACGAAGTCCGCGATGTAGTGAATCGCCCGGATCGCCTTGCCAGCACTATCACGAAATGCTGGTTGCAGTTCAAACGGGACTTGAATGCGAACGTCGCGGATCGCCCCGGCCCGCTCCATCAAGAGCAATTCGCCGTATCGCCACGCTTCCAGTTTCGAGGCGAATTTGATCCCATCAACGGTGGTCTCGATGTTCCCGTGCTTTTTGCGGACGGGGCGGGGACTCATGCGTGGGCTCCAATCCGGATTTCAAACTCAGCTGTGTCATGCGCGGTGATCGAGTACGACCCGAACCATCCGCCCTGAAATTGCCCGCCCCAGTCGAATATCGGACATTCAAGCGTGTTGCCCTTGCGCCGAACGGCGATGTAGTTTTCATCGCCGCCGTGTTCGGACATTGCCCGAAGTTCTTCCGGGGCTTCCTCGAATGCCCATATCACCATACCGGTTATTGGGACTTGGTCGCGCCAGTCGATTTCCGTGCTCATGCCGCGCCCCCAGTTTTCCGCCTACTACGCAGCCCGAAGGACCGCGACGCCGAGCGGCGATTGTCCCGGCTCTCGCATACGATCCGGCTTCGTTCCAATTCGTCGAGCGCGGACTCAGCGCGTTCGACGTTCGGGTCCTTGGCGACGGGACTCCATCGCCGCCACGGGTGTTGTTTGGTTGGTTTCTTCATTCTCCCGCTCCTTTCGTCCCGTCGAGCGCGGCGTCCCGCGTTGCGAATAGATTAGACGGGGCGACCATCTCAGTGTACGAATCCATTCGCAATTGCCCCGACGCCGTGACGGCCCGTATTCGCCAGTGGCGAACCTTGACCTTCCTGCCCCAGTGCCTAACGTACTCGACCGCGACCAACCCTTCGATTGGGCATTGCATCCAGATCAATTCTAATGGCTGGATTTTTCCGCGCTCGATCATCGCTATTCCCCTCGCAAATCAAACAGTTCTTCGATCTCGCGCCGAACGTCCTTCGCCCCGTCCGATGTCGCGGTGGCGAGTTCGTCATAAGCGAGGGCGAGAAGTTCGCCCATCTTCGCCGCGTAGTCCGAATCCTTATGGAGTTCGGCCTCGAAAAAGTCCGCCCACATTTCATGGATGCTCATGGCTATTTCCACTCCCCAGCGATGCCCGCGATCCGCGCCATTTCAGCACGCGCCTCGCTCAGTGTTTCCTTCAAGCCTTTGACAAGGTACTCCAATGCAAACTCTCGGGTTGGGAAGACGGCCCCGTGTAGCAAGGTGTACCCAAGAACCTCGCCAGAATCCCAGTCGAGCCATTGCTCTGACGAATCGTGTTCGGGCGGCATGTGCCGATAGACACGATGGACTTCCAATCCAAACACGCCGTACTCAGTCGGCATGGCGTCGCATGCGCACGGTTCTTTGCCGCATCGATAGCACTTCATTTCGCTTCTCCCGGTTCCGCGTCGCTCGATTCTTCCAGCACCATCGTGGCCGTGCCCGTAAACAATCGGCCGCGCGCAAGGGCATAGATGATGCTCGCCGCAATGATCCGCGCCGCTGACCGCACCTCCGCATTCGGATGCTCATTTTGGATGCGCTCCGTTTCGTCAAGGAGTTTGCAGACCAGGGCCGAGCAAGCGTCCTCAGCCGCGCGAGCCGTCGCCGTGCATGTGATCCCGTTGCCCGCGTCGATATGCGCCATAGCCATACCGTCGTTTTCATGGCGTAGCAATACCTTGGCGTTGTTTGCCGCAGCCCATCGCCACAGCATCGCGGGCGTCGTGCGTGGCGGAGGGATTTCTAGGCCGGAGATACGGCTGGCACGTGGGCGCACGAAGCGGACGGGATCATGGGATTCGAGGCATTGGATCATGAGTCCACCCCATTCAGTTCGTAGTCGAGATTCGCGAGTTTGAGCGCAAGGTCCTCGTCGTTTTCGTAGACCACCGGGATTCCCCGCGTGATCGCCTCGCGCCATTCCATCTCCGAGCCCACGGATTTCTCCCAGCCGTCGAGCATGATCACCACGTCGCACGCTGCGAGGATGTGAAGGTCGAACGCCATGTATTGCGCGTGCGGGATTTTCTCGGAGCCCGGAAACGCCGTGTTCAGGTGCGGGCAATGCGCGCCGTGGCCGAGTCCCCATACGCGCTTGGCCATGTTCGCGCCCCGCTGGATGTTGGCGTCGAGTTCGTCGATGGTTGGCGCGGTTATCGGGCCGCTTATGTAGGCCATAATCATTTCACCGCTCCCTTCGCAAATTGAAGCAAGATCAAGTCCTTGACCTGGTCCACTAAGTTATCGGCCAGTCTCCATACGTGACTTTTCGATTCGCACGCGACAAAGAAGGCCAGCCCGCGCTCGGCGTGCTTGACTGCAATCGCGCCATTGTCATTGGAAAAGACTGAATCGATGTTCCATCCGTTCGCCGGACTGATACCAACCGCGTACAGCCGTGTCTCTATCTCGCGTTCAGCACTCATTTCTTCCACCTCCAATTGATGATCGCTTGGTTTCTCGTTGCGCCCTCGGGCAGGTGTCGGTAGACAAGAAGGCAATGCGCACCGGCTGGGCCGTTCGATGCCTTGATATCCGGCGACGGGGGGATGAATTTCACTCGGGGGGTCAGGTACCATATTTCCGCCGCTTTCGTCGCATAGTCGTGCCACCAGCGCGTTGAGGTATCGACGGGGGACAAGACCCACGCGACGCCGTTGGGGTATTTCTGGACTTGCTCGTACGCTTTGGCGAGCCATGAGGCCATGTCGCCAAACGGCGGGTTACACCATACGCCGTGAATGAAACGCAGTCCCTCGTCGAACCAATCTATTTTCAGTGCGTCGTCACTGGTGTTGAAATACCGTTCTACCTTCCGGTTATCGATTGACGCGCAAATGTCGCGCCATACTCGCGCCATTGCGTTCACCGCGTCGAACAGTTCCGGCGGCGTCTCCCACTCCTGGCGCAAGTCGCGCTCGGGTTTCGCGCCGTACTCCGCGCGGTCTTCGGTGGTGCCGATTGCGTCGATCATGGGGCCGCCTCCACATGGTCTAGTAGCGAAGTTTCTTCGGACACTGCGCGTATCCGCTCACACGCCATATTGAAATACTCTTGGTTCAACTCGATCCCCACAAATCGCCGCCCGTACTTCAATGCCACCATCCCGGTTGTCCCGGACCCCATGAACGGGTCGAGTACCACGCCGCCGCCCGGTGCCCCAGCGAGGATGCACGGCTCGATTAGGCGCGGCGGAAATACCGCGAAGTGCGCGCCGGAGAATCCTTGGGTAGGGACGGTCCAGACGGAGCGGCGGTTGCGGGTGCCGGAGCCGTCTGGGGTGTTGCCTGAATACGTTGGGTTCCCATTGTTTCCGACGGCCTTGATGCCTCCCATTGGTGGCATGGGGGTGTTCGCGGGCCATGTGGCCGGTTCCGCAATGGCCGCCGCGTCATAGAAATATTTCGAGGACTTGCTCATGAGGAAGATGTATTCGTGTGACTTCGTGCAACGGTCTGTGACGCTCTCGGGCATGGGGTTAGGCTTGGCCCAGATGATGTCTTGGCGTAGATACCACCCCGCCGATTGCAGGGCGAAGGCGACGCGCCAAGGGATGCCGATTAGGTTCTTGGATGGAAGCCCCCCGCTGTCCTTTTTGCCGAACTCGCTCCATCCTGGCCGCTCCGCATCGAACGAGCCGCCGCCGCCATTCCCGCCGCCCGCGTACGAGTCCCCGAGGTTTAACCATAGCGTGCCGTCCTTCCGCAGCACGCGCCGAACACCCTCGAATACCCCCGCCATCTCGGTGACGTACTCCGCCGGGGTTTGCTCAAGGCCGATCTGGCCGTCAACGCCGTAGTCGCGCAGGCCCCAATACGGCGGACTCGTGACGCAGGTTTGGACGGATTCCGCGTCGAGCGTTGGCAGGATGTCCCGCACGTCGCCGCAGTATAGCGTTGCGTTGCCGATGGTTTCGATCATTTCAGCCCCCTCGCCTTCCGGCTCTCGTCAATCTCCACGAACGCATCCTCAATCTCAGGAAAGCCCATGCTTTCGGCGAGGCGAGCGCGGGCGAGTTCCCGGTCAATTTCAAAAGCCCGCGCACGGTTGCCCGTTGCGTCTCCATCCGCGACACCAGCGAAGGGTTTAATATGATGCGCGGTACACACGCGGGGAAAGTCGGTCATGATTGCGGGTCGTACTTGCCCTGCTTGGGCCTGGTCGTTGGCTTAGTGAACAGCAGTTCGCCTTCGGGCGGGGCGTCATCGTATCGCGGTTCTGCCGGGTCGTCCTGGTCCATCGGGTGAATGTCCTCAACAGGAACGCCCATTGATTCATCCGTTACCTCGAACGTCGCCGCCAGCGCGTCGAGCGGGTTTGCCGTGATATCCACCGGCGCGGCGTCGCTGGACAAGTCAATTCGCTCCGCCTCTTCGTCCATCTCGATTGCCCGCATGACTTCGGGTGACATGGATAGTAGTTTGCAGAGCCGCCGCACAGCGGTCTTGAGCCGCATCCCGTCCACGTTCGGCCCGCCGTGTCGCCATTCGGTCGAGCGGCTCCCCGCCTTGCGGATTGCCTCTTCCTGTACTTTGGCGGCTTCTTTCGGCGTCAACACGTAGACCTTCGATGTTCCATCCGTGTAGCGGCCAACGGCGTAGGCGCATTTCCACGGGCCGGGATTCCCGTCGAGCGACGGACGATGAGTGATCCGCTCGTCCGTCCCGAGCACGTAATCGAATTCGTCGGCCTCGTACACGTTGGCCGCGTTGATGCGCACGTCGGTTGACTGTTCGCAAAGTTTCATCAGCCCGCGATAGCCGAGGATCGGCGTGCAGATATTTTTGTACGGGACGGCGTAGACCTCGCCAAACGCAGGATTGAGATTGAGCCCAAGTTCGGAGCACGTAATCATCGTTTGCAAGACCGACAGCGGCGTGCAATCAAGCAGTTTAGGCGTGCGCTGAATGGCGGTCAACGCCATCGCGATCATGTTCCCGGCGGACGGCTTCAAATGTTGCGGGAGCCGCTCGACGATCTGCGGCGTGCATTCGGAAAACAGTTGCTTGGCGACAGACACCGTGCCGAGCGACGGGCGTTTCAGAATGGGGACTACGGCGGTAGTTTCGTTAGGCATTCGCGATCTCCTTCGGCGTCTCGCTCGCCGCGATCTGTTTGTGTTTCGGTCCGCCCGAGCGCGTCATTGCGCCGTGGCGCGTGGTTGTTTTCGTCTCGTATTCGATGCCCGCAGCGGTGAGCGCGAGGGCATGCTCCGGGGCCACGCGAAGGTATTGGGATTCGGAGCCGGAGCCGATCCGGTACTTGATGTTCGTCCCTTCGATGATCCCGCAGCGATGCACGCCGATTTCCGCTCGGATGGTGTTGCGGATTTGGGTGCGCTCTTTCTCAGCCACCCTGATCGCATCACTAAGGGCCTGGGCTATCCGGTCGAGTTCCGCGAATTCCTCCGTGAGCAGAACCGTCGTTTCGTCCATCGGGCGGTAGTATTCGGCAATGGCCCGCGCCGTGGATTCGAGGCCGTCGAGCGTGGGCGGTGTCCTGGTCTCGACGCATCGCTGGAATTTCGCGTAGGCCGACAGCATGGCCCGGTGGACGACCGGGTGCGCGTCGATGTCCCAAGACTTAAGTGTCGAGCCGAGGAGTACACAGATCGATCCCCACGTATCGCCAGTAACAAGCAGGTGGTGTTGCAACTGGAGTTGTACCCAAAGTGGCGGCCACGTCTCCCAATTGTGCGAATCGTATGGGCTGTAATACTTCACTTCCATAACGCCTCGCCCCTTGCGCGGGCACTCGACCAACAGATCGGGCGAGGCTGTTATGTACGGGTGTTTCGGGTGTCGGTACAACGTGAATTCGCCGGGGTCTGTGATAGTCCGCTCCGGGTGCAGTAGCGCGTAGCCGTGCTGTGCAATGGGATTCTCGAATACGTGTCCCCAATGCCTCGGATCGTTTACCAAGTCCGCCGGGGACGATTCGGCTTCGTCCTCGACATTCACGCCGTCAACGAGTCGCGCCCACACACCGAACGCGCCGCGCTGTTCGTGGACCCCGAGGATCGCCGCCGCGTCCGACGATCCGATCTGCCGCGCCGCGAGCCATGCCGCCCGCGTGGGGTATTCTGTTACCGCTTGATTTTCTTCGCTCATGGTTTCCCCCTATGCTTTTCCGTGCTTATCGAAACCATCTTTGTGTGGTAGGCCAAGTCCTTCTCTGCTTTCCGCGCGCACTCTCGGTGATAGCGGACGTGCCAAGCCCAGTCCCGGTGACTGTTCGTTTTGCCGAGAAGCCGTTTGTTTTCGTCCGCCTCATGATCGAGGCGGCGCATGTCGGCAAAGGCAATCGCCTCCGCCTTAGTAGCGAAAATCTCGTTGGGGCGGGCGGTTCGGTACGAGTAACAGCTCGGCTTGTCAGACGGTTCATCCAGGCGGTACTCGCGGACCCCCTTCGCGTCTATGTCTATACCGGTTACCACATGCTGTGATGCGGTGGACTGGAATTCGTATTGCTTAACTATGCCCACAGGCTCGTCACATATACTGCCTTTGCACCCGGCGCAGCGTATGACTACCTGCGAATCGTCGCCGAGAATGACGGTCAGGGTTTTCTTACCGAAACAGTCGGGACATGGAATATGCGTTTCGACCCTATCGTATCGCCCCATGAAAACGGTATCTCCGATTGCGAATGGGGTTGCCATGACTTGTTTTTCGTCGCTCACTGCTGTATCCTTTGCTCGTTGTTTAGCCCCGCGCGTGGCCTATCCTCGCGCCCGACGCCGCCGCCTGACCCATCGGACGGCGGCGTTTCTATTTCCGATTCAATGCGTCTGAGTATTTGCGCCACTCTTCGGCGGATGCAGCGAGTTCGTCGGCCTTGCGTTTCGCGTATCGCGTCACCGTTTCAATCAACCCATCGGCTGTATCGCCGGTAAGAAATATCGTTTCGCCGCGAAACCCCTTTTCTGTCAGCCATAGTTTCCAGACGTAGCACGGTGCCACTGGTGGATTGCGTGGTTGCTCTACGGTGATTTCCCAGTCAACGGCTCGGAATCCTGCCGCCCGGATCGCTTTTTTTATCTCAGCCACAGTCATCATCGGCGCAATTTCCCTATGCTCGCCAGTTCGTCCATTCGCCGTTGCGCCTCACGCGCGTGCCAGTAGGTTGCGCTGCGATCTGACAGCCGCTCGCCGATGACGCGCCCGCCGGTAATTGGTGGAGTCCCCGGACCAAACATGCGGTCAAGCGCGAGGCCGATGATTACGGCCAGGACCAGCAACGCGCCGCAGCCGAGGCCGTACATGAGTCCGGCGATCATCGCGCCACCGCCTTCTCTTGTGCGGCATCGTGATGCTCTTTGCACAAGCTCAGATATCGTGCGTACTCCGCTATCTGGGCATCCACGTAATCGTTTTTTCTGCCTATCGCCTCATAGTGCTCAGTCCAATGATCGATGCTATGGTGCTCGCAGCCAATAAAGACGGTCCCGCAAGACAGCATCGTTATAGGGTGTCGCGATCCCTTTATGTATAGAGGGGCATGCTCGGTCACGCCGTCGCCGATGGAGCAGCAGTCTCCGATGGCGCAGTCGTCGCCGATGGTGCAGCCGTCGCCGATGGTGCAGTCGTAGCCGATTTCCGCGCCCGAGCCGATGATGCAGTCGTAGTCGATGGTGCAGCCGTCGCCGATGGTGCAGTAGTTGCCGATGGAGCAGCAGTCGCCGATGGAGCAGCAGTCGCCGATGGTGCAGCCGTCGCCGATGATGCAGTCGTAGCCGATTTTCGCGTCGTAGCCGATTTTCGCGCCCGAGCCGATTTTCGCGCCCGAGCGGATAATGCAGTCGTCGCCGATTTTCGCGTCGTCGCCGATTTTCGCCGTCCGATGTATCCTCGCCCCGTTCTCCCGGATGATCCAGTCACCATCGATTCGCTCAGGCATGGGCTGCCGCCTTCTTCTGCGCGTCAATCCACGCGGCGCAAAGATCGATGTATCCCCGATACTCCGCGATCTGCTCGGGCGTCAACCCGTGCGCCTCACCGATCTGTTTGTAATCCGATAGCCAATCGGCGACCTCGTGCCGCTCGCAGCCGATACAGATTAGGCCAGTGCTCATCGCGGTGATCGGGTACATTCTGTGAGTGATCCGAAGCGTATCAACGCGCGCGCCGGACTCGACACGCGCTCCGTCGCCGATGATGCAGCCGTCGCCTATTTTCGCGCCCGAGCCGATGGTGCAGTCGTAGTCAATTTTCGCGCCGTAGCCGATGATGCAGCCGGAGCCGATGATGCAGTCGTAGCCGATTTTCGCTCCGTCGCCGATGATGCAGGCGGAGCCGATTTCCGCGCCCGAGCCGATGATGCAGTCGTAGTCGATGGTGCAGCCGTCGCCGATGGTGCAGCCGTCGCCAATGGCGCAGTCGTCGCCGATTTTCGCGCCCGAGCCGACACGCGCGCCGTCGCCGATGATGCAGTCGTCGCCGATGGTGCAGCCGTCGCCGATGGCGCAGTCGTCGCGGATGATGCAGCCCGAGCCGATGATGCAGGCGGAGCCGATTTCCGCGCCCGAGCCGATGATGCAGTCGTCGCCTATTTTCGCCGTCTTGTGTATCCTCGCCCCGTTCTCTCGGATGATCCAGTCTCCATCGATTCGCTCAGGCATGGGCCGACACCTCTTTTTGCCCAACAGGAAACGGTATAATCATTTGGTTCCGCATTTGGTGGCGGTGATCAATCTGACCGATCTGGACGTGGCACCCGAGCGCGATGAGCGACAGCGCGATCTTGCGTTGGTCATCAGGCATACATTGGGTGTAGGCGGCTATTGACTCCGTCGCCTCGGATACTGCAAGTTCAATCATGCTCATGGTGTCTCCCTTCGCTGTTGTTGATCCATTCGCTCACGGCCAACAGGTGCTTACATGCACCCGTTCGCTCGCCGTGAAACTGATATGCTGGGCAGGTACACGACCGCGTGTTGCCGTACTGGACGGTGTAGATACCGCCCGATACGGACTCCACCTCGAACGAGTCGGGGCCTGTCTGCCGGATATTCACTTGCCGAGCATCCGATCACACCATTCGTAGAGCAGCCGCAAACAGTTTTCGTCGTCGCCGGTTTCCTCAGCGTAGTCGTAATGGATCGCATGGAGCGTGTCAATGATGTCGTTAAACCGCCGATAGTGCCGGGATTTGGCGTTAGTGGCTTCAGTCCAGTACGCATCGATCCGTTCTTGCCGCTCCATCGCCTCACGGCTGGGCTCACGGTTCTCGCAATCGTCGTCGAGGGCCGCGTGTTCCTCGTCAGTCATTGTGTTGCGCCTCCATCGAGCGGGCAACGTCGCGGACCCTGTAGGACCGCAAGCCGCGCACACGGCCAAGGTCGATCTGGAGCATGTGGCAGATGGTATCGATGGTCTCGATATTCGCCGACACCATGCCCCGCTCAAGTTTCGCGAGATGGGACTCGGTTAGTAGTGCCTTTGACGCCACGTCCCGGAGCGATAGCCCCAGCCGGTTGCGCCGTGCCCGGATTGCGCGGCCAATGGCCGCTGCCGCTGTTCTTGTCTTGCTCATAGGTTCCTCCATGAGCAGAGCATACACCATCGCCTGGGTATTGTCAAGGGAAAACTTTTATGTCTTGACAAATAGGCGAACTTGGTGTACTCTGTGCCGTGGACTGGAGGTATTTGCATGAGATACCGATTGACGAATGATGCGCAAGCGGGGCTAGGCGCGAAGGCGTTGAAATGGCTGGAGGAACGGGGGGTTATTGAGCCGGAAGGGGAGGGAGCCAAACCCAAGCCGGCGGCAGTCTCGGATACCCCCGATCTTGACCGGCTCAATCGGCTCATCGCGGCATGGAACGCGATGGCCAAGGCGACGGGGTTGCCAACCAAAGAGAAGCAGTTATCACTGGCAGCGGCCAAGCAGCGGCCCACTATGCGATCCGCGCTAAAGCGGCTTGAGTGTCCGGCATGGCGGGAGTCGGCCCGCACAGCCCTTCCACTGATCCCACAGTCGGACTTCCTGACAGGCCGTTCGGGCGCGTGGAGATTATCGTTCGAGTCATTCGTTGGTATCGAGATGGCGGACAAGATAGTGGCCGGGAACTATGCCAACAAGGGGGCGGCCCAGCGGCCCGATAGCCCCGCCCGTCCGTCTGACCCGAACCATCTTGATCTAACCTCGATGACGCCCGAACAGATCGAGGCACATATCGCGGAGATCGATGCGGCCTATCTGTCCCAGCCGGGGTCCTGATGCCGGGGTCCAAGTCTAGGATAGATGACATTGGGGCCAGGATGACGCTGGAGCGGTCTGTCTTGGCGTCAGCGATGTTGTCCCAAGCGGCCCTGTCGATTGCGGTACACGCCCTTGGGACGGCTGGCGCATTCAGTGACGATGATAACCGGGCGATCTGGGAGTCTATCGTCGGATTATATCGGCGCGGGGCGGCGGTGGACTATGTGACGGTCCTTGAGGACGTTCGATCAAGGCGGCTCTTGTCGCCCGAGAGTCTCCGGGTAATCACCGATTCGGCCCATTCCCTACCATCATCGGCCCATGCGGGGGCCTATTGCGAGCAGTTGCTCACGATTGCACGGCGGGATGTGTTGCTCGAAGATATCTCGGAATTGACGGCGGCATGTACTGGTGGGGCGTCCGTCGAGTCTATATCCAAACTCGCGGCCCGCGTATCGGTGTCAGCCAAGGGTCTCCGGGGACAAGCCGTCCCTGTCGCGGTCAATGGGCATGTAGACAGCGTGGTCCAAGCCCTTGTCCATGAATGGGATATGAAGGAAATGAGCGGGGAAATGACGGGCTTCGCGGGGATCGACTATCAGTTGCGCGGGATGAAACGGGGGGAGTTGTTGATCCTTGCGGCCCGTCCGGGGATCGGTAAGTCCGCGGTGTTACTCAATATCGCCATGAATGTCGCCCGTGCTGGCCGTCGAGTGCTGCTCTACTCGCTCGAAATGGATGCGCCATCACTCATTCGCCGGATGATCGCGGGGTTGACCGGCCATGATCTCCGGGTTCCAATGCCAGCGGCCCAGCGGCCCGATAGCCTACACGCGGCGGCCCAGTCGATTAAAGACATGGGAATTTGTCTCGATTGCACGGCGGGACTTGACCTATCGGCCCTAGAATCGAGTGTCTACCGGTACTCACAACAGTCCGGTCCACCCGCTATAGTGATCGTCGATTACCTTCAATTGCTCCGGGTTCCTGGGTCCAAAGCCCGGTGGGAAGAAGTGTCCGCCGTGTCTCGGGGGCTCAAGTCCCTCGCAATGGACACGGGTTGCCCGGTGCTTTCCGCGGCCCAATTGTCCCGTGAGACAGAAAAATCTGGCAAACCCCAGTTGTTCCACCTTCGAGAATCGGGATCAATCGAACAGGACGCGGACGTGGTGATGCTCTTGCACCGGGAACAAGACCATCCGGACGAATTGGAAGTCAATATAGCGAAAAACCGTCACGGCCCGACCGGCTCGGCGAAACTGATCTTTGACCGTCGAACGCAATCCATCCGCGCATTCGGGACGGCGGCCCAGAAACTGTCGCGGCCGGCCCATTCGGCCCATTCGAGCATCGAATTGACCTATGGCGAGGATGAAGAACCGTTTTAGGCGGTATTGAACGCTCTAGGATGCCCGTGACTGCGTTTTATCGGGGCGGGTAGTATGTTCCCCTTACCGGAAACAAAGAAAACCCCGGTAGACCGTGAAGTCTACCGGGGAGCGGGTCCCTGCTGGGTTATGGGGGGTGCTATGGTATCAATCGCCCTGCTTTGAATAAGGCGACTATGTACGCTCGCGCGAATGTCGAATCAATACCCATACCCAACGTGTGCTCTGTAGACTTTCCCATGTCGGCGACTATCTGGACTTGGGTGCCGCATTCACCAAACGCTACCACAACGCGCTCGTTCTCGCGCAATAATCCCCTTGCGTAATCATAGGCTAGAATCTCGCGCTTGTCCATGCTGTCGTATGCCGTGCTAATCAACCCGTTTCGCATGTCATTATCCTCGTTGCGTAAAAAAATGGCCCCGGCGCAATGCCGGGTCATTCGGCGATTTCTGCGTCGTAACGCTTCGCTTCTGCGGCATCCTCGATAGCTTGCCATAGAGTCTCCCGCCCCACTATGCTGACTATCTTGTGGAATTTTTCGGGCCACACCGCCATGCGCCAAGCGTAGAACTTCCCATCCTCGCGCCGACCGGCATCAAACCCGGCGGGGATATAGTAAGATCGTCTCATGTCATTCTCCCTTTGTTGTGCAAAAAAAACCGGCCCCGGCGCAATGCCGGGGCCGTATCGGGTGCGGGTCAGATACGGATCGGCATGATGACTGCCTTTGCGGACAAAGGCGATCCGTCAATCGGTGTTATCAGTCCAGGCGAATTGCAATCCTTGATCGTGAATTCGATGGTATCGCCCGGCATGGCGTCAAGAGCATCAATCACGAAGTCGGGATTGAAGGCAACGTCAAACGGCGCGTAATCGCCCATTGCCTGACCCGCAAGTCCGGCGGCTGGGACAAGCGTACCGCGTACCATTGTCGCCGGCACAGACTCCCTGAATTCGCCCGACTCCGGCACAATCGCGACAAGGTGAACGGCGCCGGCCCCGTCGAAGTGGAAGCGAACCCAGTTCCACTTGACGGTGCAAACCTTGGTTGCACGGGTCAAGGCGTCGCGCAATTGGGCTTTGTCCAAGGTGAACGTGAACGGATGCTTTTTCGGTACCACCATTTCGTAATTCGGAAACGTCCCGTCGATCATGGCCGCGTGGACCGAAACTTCGGAATTGAAAAACTTGCAATGGTTGGTATCGAAGGCGAATTCGATATCGCCCGCCCTCATGGTTCGTGCCACTTGCGCCAAGGCGTCGCCGGGGATGATACCCCTGAATTCGGTGAACCCCTTGATTGCGAACAATCCCGACAAGTGCATCCGTCGCCCGTCTGTCGCGATCAGTCGGGCGATGTTCCCGGCCACTTCCATCAATGCGCCCGTGAGATTGTATCGGGCTTGATCGACCGAGATAGCATCAATCACTTGCGAAAGAGCCGCCCGAAAGTCATCCCCCGGAATTGTGAAGGGTGCTTTATATTCAGACTTGATCGGCGGGAATTCATCCGGCGAACAGCCAAACATGGTTTCCGTGACCCCATTGTACCTTGCCCGGATCGTGTCGCCGTGTTCGCCACGGTCGATATCGAATTCGACCGGCGAATTTTTTGCTGCCTTCGCAATGGCCTGGAGCCGCTTGGGATCGGCAGTGAAGGAAAAATCAGGACCTTCGTGACTGAAGCCAGAAGTGGCGACAGAGCGGATCGAGGTCTTAAGGTCGGTTCCGCTCACTTCCAGCGAACCGTTCACGCCGATTAGGACATGGCGCATGATCGGCAGGGCCGAATTAGAGCGAACTACCGCCTTTGTTGCGTTTACTGCCTGAAGCAAGGTTTTTCCGTTGATCGTGCAATTCATTGTGTATTCCCTTCGTGTTTGGGCTTAGACCAATTCTAAGACCCGATCCCGGCCCTCTTGCGAAGGCTGGGGGCGGGGGTTAGATTGATTCGGCTTCGGTTTTGATTAGAGCCGCTACGCAATCAAGCAGGACGGATCGGGCGATATTTAGCGCCCCAACCGCTACTTGTGTTTTGTGTTCGTTTTCCCGTAGTGAGACATATAGATAGTTTATTTTGTTCTCTATTTCGGCGATCTGTTCGGATTTTTTCTCGTATGCGATCTCTTTTGTCCCGTACTCCTCATCTTCAATTTCCTGCCCGTTACCGTCTGTCCAATCCATGTCAAGATCGCGCCCAAGCGATCTGACCGCATCCTTTAGCCCACTAATTTCAGCGTATATCGCGACCTGTTCAGCCTTCTGGGCCTCACGAGCTCTCACACAATCCGACCATGTTTTAGCGGCCACTATTACATTTACAGCATATTCGTTTTCCATTTCATTCTCCTTTGTGTTAGGCTTTAGACCTATTCTAAGACCCGGTGACCCCCCTCTTGCGAAGGGGGTCGACGGGGATTAGAGCGCGATCCCATGCGGGTATTCTTCGCCTGGGCGAAGGATATACAGGGCGCAACCACGCGGATCGCCCTGGACATAGGACCGGAGTTCTGGGTATTCGGACATGATCCGGCCCAATCGTTTGAGCGCGCCTGTCTCACGGTCCGGGTACGGGCGCTTTGTTTCGGTCCAAGCCCCGTTGACCCGGTACGCTTGGCGGAGCGTGACCTTGCCGGTCGATTCGTCGCGTTCGATTAACCCGTGCTCCGTCCCGCATTCGAGCTCATGCCATCGGTGCAAGGTCTTGGCGATGCGGTACAATTGAGCGGCGTGGAATGGGGATATTCCAGCGGCCCCAAGGTCCACTAAGGCGCGGTCCCTGTTATTCATAATCGTTTCCCGTCAAAGACTTTAGCGCAAGGGCTAAGTTCCGGTTGATATCTCCGGGCTCACGTTCAGCGATTCGCCAAGCATGATTGAACGTTTCGCGGTGTGTCCACGTTTTTTTTCCGTTGGACTTTTGCATGATCACTACACACGGACCAAGTTTAAGTATTTTCATGGTTGCACACTTTCCGGCCCAATCGGGTCAGTTTGGGAAAAGTCAAAGACGGCGCATGAGCGAAAACTCTTGGTTTTTTCGGGATTATCCTTCGTCCCACCGTAGCAAGGGACCAGGATGAACCCGCAAGCCTTTTCACCCTTGCGGACGATTCGGCCGGCTCGTTTCCATTGCTGGAACCCGCGGGGATCGGTCCCTCCCGCCGTTGCGCGATTCTTGGCGGACCAACCGGCGCTTGGCGGGGGAGTCATGACTGCACCGTGTCATTATTGATATTGACGGCCACACCGCCGGATCGCGATATAACTATCGTATCTCCGTCGGCGTTGCACTCGTCCAGGACAAGATCGTCGCCACGCCAATCGCCCCATTCGGTGTTGCCACCGTAGCATACTCCGCCACGATCACCGATCTGGCACATATCGTATCGTACTCCGGACGCGGTTAGTCCCGCCCAATGTTTGCCGCCGTGTTGCGCGAGTTCGGCGCGCATGTCGATCGCGCCACAGTCTGTGTATTGGTCCATGATTATATTCCCTTCCATTTTCCCCGCCGGCCCATCCGGCGGGTTGATAGACTCTATAGAGCACATGTCATGCCAAGACAGGGCGTAATGCACAAGCGGCCGGATTGCAACACGTTATGTCAATGTTATAATATCGGCGCGATCCTGTAAAAGTGACATAAATTGTCACAAATTCCGGAAATATCGCCACAAGTACCAGAACGCCAAAGGGTTAGGGCATGAGTCCCAAAATTGTCACGAAACGACAATTTACGGCACTACCAACAGGCATAACGATAATTGATTATCAATAACGCGATTCCCTACGCCATGAAACACTTATGACTCCGCCAAAAGACACAAAGTTCCGCATTGCAACAGGTTATGGATTATGCTATTCGCGCAAGTACGCCGGCCGGCCACAATGGATTGATCAGCCAATCCGCGCATGGGACCACAAACGATAGACTTTCGCGATACACCAAAGCCAGAAGTGACCAGGGCACAATGGGTTATGACTTCGCATTAATCTGGAAGTCTGATTCGGCGGGAGAGTGGGGACTCCCAATTCTTGGTATCAACCGCCAATGTTCCACGGCGTTCCACGACATGTCTCAAAGTGTCTCACGCTCAATTGTCATTTTGGCAAAGAGGGGGGGGCGGCAGGGCGGCGATACCCCCGGCCACCCCGGCGAGACCTGCCCTACCTCGGGTGTTCCCCCCTTCTCCGGATACACCCCAAATTTTGGCCTGTGAATCGCTTGGCGTGGGGGATCATTGGCCTTAAACCTGGTTGATCAATGATATACCGGGGGTTAATTTTCTTTGAAGGGGTGGGGTTAATTCTTTCTTTCTTTCTTTTTTCTTTGGTGCTACCTTTCTTTTTTCTTTCTTTCTTTCTTATAGGGGCGGGGAAACTTTCTTTTATCAGGGGGGTCTCCGCGCGACACAATTATCACTTAGCAGCGCCGGTACTCTAGGATGCCCTATAATCGATTTTAGGTCTCCGGTAGTATGAATCCCTTACCTTGCCCTCTGAAATTCCCTGTACCCCCCTTGAGGGGCCTTTATTCGTGCGCAACGGGCATCGTGGTTGACACCGCCACGAGAGTTGGGGTATGTTTCGGTTATGGAGACAGTCGAGATAGTGAAACCTGGTCGTCGTGGCCGTACCCCTGCGCGGATAATCCGGGTCTTGAAGGACGAGGAGTTGATGCTCCAGAACGAGGAGGATCGGTACGGGTATCAGGACTGGTACAAGCCGGAGTATAAGCCGGGGTTGGTAGGGTTGTTTTTCCATCATGACCTTCGCAAGGACGACGTGTACCGTGGGTTATGCGATGGGATGGGCCGGTTACGGATACAAGTGGCGAAGGCGATGGTTCGCTTTGGGCAAAGCCACCGGCAGGAGATAAACCGGCACCTATTCAGTATTCCCCCCGAGACCAGAGTCCCGAACCGACTGTCCACCCTGATCGGTAACATGGGGCAAGACCCGAAGGTCCAGCGGCTGTACACGTACCTTCGCGGGTTGAAAGACGCGGAGGAGGAGTACCGGCGGTCGAACGAGGCTGAGGTCTTGGCGCAGGCGGCCCCACATCTTGCCGATCCATCCAGCCCCGTGACAGTCGAGGAATACTGCTCGTTCCTTGACTCGGTGTTCCGGAGTTCCGAGGAGACCTCGACGAACCGGCGTCAGGCGGGATTGTTGAGCCTTAAACTTCGTGGACTTATCACCCCGGCGGGTGTGGATGGCGGTGGTGGCGGCCCGGACCGGGCGATGGATATGTCCTTGATCGAGGATGACGATGGCGACGATCCCGAAGACTAGGCCGGGAATAGGCGAGGTTCGGGAGCGAAGGGCCGCGCTATATGCCGGGCTTATGGGCTTGGGCAAGGAAGAGCGGGCGCGGGAACTGAAGTCCAATCCCGAGGCGTACTGGGCCTATCTCGCTGGCAGGGGAATGGAGGACACATGGTTCTTCTGCAACAAGATACTCCGCATCCCGGTCCTGTACAAACCGCTACACAAGCCGCTGTGCGATTCGCTCGACCATTGGGGCGAACATCAAAAGAAACTCTTGCTCATGGCCCGTGGGCACGTCAAGTCCAACATCATCACCGTGGGCAAGACCTTGCAAGAGATTGCCCGCAACCCCGATAGCCGGACCCTCATCGGAAGCCATACCGACGTGGATACCCGCAAGTTCCTGCGGTCGATATCCACCACGATATTCGCCACGGGCCAAGACAGCATGTTCAACCGGGTATATCCCGAGATATGTCCCGCGATGGGCAGGGGCAGGCCGGTCAAGTGGAACGACAAACAAATCCAGATCGACCGCGACACAGCATTCATCGATCCGACAGTCGATACCGCCACGGTGGAAAGCCCCAGTACCGGGAGCCATTTCTCACGGATCATGCTCGACGACTTGGTGAACGAGCGTAACACGAATAACCTTGAACTGATCCAGAAAGCCACGACGTTCCACGGCCAATGCCAGTCATTGCTCGACCCCGGCGGGCGAGAGTTCCTTATTGGAACACGGTACGTCTACAACGATATGTACGGGGCGATACTCGACGACCCGAGACGGCGCGAGTTGTATGATGTCCATATCGTGCCCGCCGTCAAGGACTGGTCTGTGTTCCACGGGTTTGTGAACGGCAAGGCGTGGACCCGGCAGGACGACTACAAGTACCTCGCGTTCCCGAAACGGTTCACGCTGGCACCCCGCGATATCGTGTCCCCGGACGGCGATGAACTGAAGGCCAAGAAGAGTCTCGTCCAAACCTACATCTCGCAAGGGTCAACCACCTTCGCGAACCAGTACATGTTGGAGCCGTTCGACACCTCGAAGGCCATCTTCCAAGAGAACGCCTTGCGGGTCATCGATTCCGTTCCGGCTGGACCATTGAGATACTTCCGGTTCTGCGACTTGAGCACGGTCAAGCATACCGGCGACTCGTATACCGCGATCATCACGATGGCTGTTGACCACTTGTGCAACGTGTTCATCACAGATATCTGGTGGGGAGACTTCAACCCGGATCAGATCATCGATGAGTTGTTTCGGGGCCAGCAGGTCCATGAGAGCGTGAAACCCATCAAGGTCGTGTTCGAGAAAGCCCCGTTCGAGAGGGTGCTCGACCACTTCATCCGAAGACGCGCCATCGCCGAGGGAACATGGATTCCCACCGCATTCCTTGGTGGCGGACAAAGCAATAAGACCAAGGAACAGCGAATACTAGGATTACAGTCTTGGTTCGAGGCGGGGCGTGTACATATCTTGAGAAGTTGCCGGAACAGGAACATCATGGAGGAGGAATTGTTGAAATTCTCTATCCCCATGAAGTTCAAGCGAGTGGATACCATCGACGCGCTCGCCCAGTTCCCCCCGATGATTTTCCCCGGCCAAGCCCCAGAGCAAAACACCGCCGACTTGGATGCGAAAAAACACCACGAATTGAACAATCCACACGCCCTTACCCTAGATATGGTGTATCAAAAATACGGGCTTGACAATATGGGGGATGAAATCGTGTATAATCCCGGACTACGGCGATACGGTGCCGCAATGGGGTATGCGCGATGACCGAGATCGAAATATCAGAGGATGAGATGCGCATGTGGCGCAATCGCCTCATCCGTTCCGAGCGCATGAACAAGCGGTTTGCCGGGAAAAACGGCTTGTGGCGCAGGCTCTCGGATATCTACGAGGGCAAAGATGTCCTCGACCCCATCGGTATTCCACAGGTCCGCGTCAATCTCATGTTCGCCACGGTCCGGCAGATCGTGGCCACCCTGTATTTCAAGGGGCCAACCATGTATGCGCGGGGACTCACCCCGAGAGGCAAGGCGGTCGGCCATCTTCTGTGCAACTCTGTCCTGCCGTTCGAGCGCATGGTCATGCAGGCCGACAAGGAAGAGCGGCAATGTATCCATAACGCGGTCCTGTACGGCACGGGCATCATGAAACACGGGTACAACGCCGAGTTTGCGCCGTACACCCCCTACGCCGACACGCCCGCGCAAGACTTGGAAGACGCACCGGACGACCAACAGTACGAAGTCACCGGATCGTTGACCGAACACGCCACCACGGTCCGCATTGGACACCCGTGGGTGCGCTCGATTGACCCGTGGAACTTCGGGTGTGACCCCGAGTGCAACGACTTCAACGATGCCCGGTGGTTGTGGCACTGTTTCCGCCGCTCGTGGCGCGACTGTATCGAGGATTCCCGGTACAACAAGAAGGCGCGGGAGGAACTTCGCCCGAGCGGACAAAGCGCATGGTTCTCCCGCGAAGACGTGGACAGCGAGCGCGATAACGGGCTTGCCGACGATGCCAGCATGGTCACGCTTTACGAGATATTTGACCGCGTGACAGGCCGCATCATTGTCATGTCGGACACCGGAAAGTATCCGCTCATGGCGTACCAGTACCCCGGGGGGAAAGAATCCACCGGTCCGTACCGCTTCCTGTCGCTATACAAGATGAACCATTGCCCGTGGGGACTGCCGCTTGCCATGCAGTTCCTTCCCCAATGCGAAGCGATCAACCTGTTGCGCACGCAGATGATGAGCCACCTCCAGGAATGGGGCTGGACAAAAATCTTCTACAACGCCAACCGCTTCGAGAAGGACGATATCAAGCGGCTGAAAAATGCCAGCGGCCATTCGTACACACCCTTGATTACGGACTCGAATCCAAACGAGGCCGTCTACGAATTGCCACAGCGTTCCATCAACGCCGATGCGTGGAACCTCGCCAACCAGTACCAGACCGACATGGACCAGGTGTCCGGTATCAACGAGAATGCGCGAGGGACCACCAATGGCGCGACCGCCACGGAGGCCAGCATCGTCGCGGCACAAGGCGGCGTGCGCACCGAGGACATGATGGCCCAGGTTGTCGCCTTCCTTCGGGCGAGCACCCAATGTACCATCAAGATGCTCCGGACATTCTGGGGGCCGGAACGCATTGTCCCCATGCTGACCGAGGACGGGCAGATCGCCGCGCAATTTCCCGTATCGCTCGATGACGCGAACTCCGAGTACGAGATCGATATCGAGCCGGGAAGCACGCAGCGGATAGACACGGGGACAAGGACCCGGCAGGTCATCGACATGATGGCCACGCTCACGCCCTACGTCCCATACCTGCAAGCACAAGGGTTCGACGTGAACTGGCCCGAACTTGTCAAGCGCATGATCAAGGAAAGCGGCTTGTTCGGGCAAACCGAGAATATCCTCGTGCAACTTCCGCCACCGCAAGCGCAACCCCAGCAGGGACAACCAGCGGGCCAGCCACCCGGCCAACAACCCAAGGCGAGCCCACAAGATCAATTCGGGAACAGTTACAGGGACAAGCCAGCGTTTCAGTCAGGACGCGCACTGAGCGAGGCGATGACGAACTGATGTTCACGTATGTATGCCCGCTTTGCGAGCGCAAGCTCCGCGAGGTCCGCCGCGTCGAGAGGCCGTTATGCCCCGACTGCGAAACCCCGATGGACCGCGACTACAGCGCGATGAGGATATCCATCAACACGGGTCAACTAGACTACGTGCTTGACCTTGCCAGCGGCCATGTGAGAGTGCAAACGCTCCGGCAACAAGAGCGCATCATGCAAGAGAACGATATTTACCGCCCCGCGTCCGATGAATGCACGGGCACCAAGAAGTTCGGGCGGGACAAACCAGTGGAAACGGAACTCTCCCGCGATAAAAAGCGGGTAGAGTGGAAGGACGGCATCCAGAAAGCAACCGCCGAATTGAAGGCGAAAGGCTACCGGATGCCGACAGAGTCACAGCGGCGCAAGATGCCCAAGGGCACGGCCCCGCTGGCGTTTTAAGGAGAGCGGCCAATACCTCGATCACCCCGGATTGTCCGGGCAATGATGGGCAGGCATGCCGGGGAAGAGGAAACGGAGACAGGCAACATGACAGGCAACGCGATCCAAGATGCGGCATGGGGATACAACGGACCGTCCAGCGGAGGCTCGGACGAGTTCGTCGAGGTCCCCGGAAACGCCCCGGACACGAATCTCCGGGACGGCGATCAATTGGGAGTGGCGGATACCCTTGGCAACGTGAAGGCACTGGACCCACAACAGGGCAACCGGGAAGATCGCGGGCAATCAAGGGAGATTGGGGAGGCCGAGGCTATCAAGATTCGCGCCGCCAACGCGCAACTTGCCCAAGAGAACGCACGCCTTCGCGAGGACCAGTCCGCGCTCAACGCTTACCTGCGGCAGACCCAGCAACAGCAACAGCAGACGCTCGGGCTTTTGCAGCAGCAATTGGCGGCGCAGACCCCGGCGCAACAGGCCGAAACGCGGCAACGCATCGTGGACATGATCGAGGACCAGGGGCTTGAAGTCAACCCCGAGGTCAAAACCCTGCTCAACGCGATAGACTCCGTTTCCGAAAGCAGGTACGGGCAGATGGCGGAACAAAACCGGCAACTGCAAGAAAGGCTCGGACACCTTGAGCAACACGTCGCGAGAACGGCGCAATCGTCGCACACCGCCACGCTGGAACAGCAATGGAACGGCATCGTCAAGCAGTACGGCGAACCCGTTGCGCGGCAGTACAGCACCCGCGTTGCCGACATGATCAAGGCGTTTCCGGGAATGGACGTCAACCAAGCGTGGGGAGCCGTGGCGCAAGACGCCATTGCGAACCGCGCAATCCAGCAATCAAGGGCGCAAAACGAACGCGCCAAGGCAGCCCCGCTATCGTTCCTTCATGGGAACAGTTCCGGCGGCGGACAACTCAACCCCCCGGCATACAGGCCCGATGAGACAATGGAAGAGTCGATGGCCAAGTTTATGCAGGGGAGGCTATAACCCAAAAGGATAAACAGCCATGCCAGCAACTTCCGAGACGCTGACGTACCACACGCAGCTTGTCCAAACCTTGCAACACCGAAGCCCCGGATACGTGGACGCGATCACCAAGCAGTCCGCGCTCATGTGGTGGCTTCGCAAGAAAGGCCGCTACAAAGCGACGACCGGGCAGCGGATCGAAGAATCTGTCCTGTACAAGGTGAACACGCAGGAACCGTCGTTCAGCGGCTTCGACCTGATCAACCTGCAAGAGCAAGACTTCATGACCAACGCGCTCATCTCGTGGAAACATTACCTGCTTCCCATCGTGTTGAACGGCCAGAATCTCGATGTCTACAACCAAGGCCCCGAGAAGATGATCGACGTCATGGAGAGCACCGAAGCCAACGCGCTCGGCGGCATGTACCAGTCGCTGAACGAGGACTTGTTTGGCGACGGTACTGGCAACAGTTCCAAGGTTGTGACGGGACTGTCCGCGATCTGCGACACGACCCCGACGACAGGGACGCTGTACGGCATCAACCGGGCCACGTCCGGCAACGAGTTCTGGCGCAACCAGCTGGTTGACCAAGGATCCGGCGGCGCGGCGGTGGCGGCCTACGCCTACGGGACGAACGGTATCCCGACCCACCGCATGCTCCAGGGCATGACGAAACTGTGGCAGCTGTGCGGACGCCTTGCGCACGGCGGCCCCGGCAAGCGTTACCCCGATTTCGCGGTGTGTTCCGAGGCATACGAGCGCACCTACGATGACGCGGTTCGCGTGTCCGGCGCGACCCGTATCGTCAACAAGACGGCGGCTGACGCTGGATTCACGTCCTATGCGTTCAAGGGCATGACGATCCTCGCGGATCAGGACTGCCCGAACGATACCGTGAACAGCGGATCCGGCGCGTTGTGCAACTTCCTAAACTCGGAGTACCTGAACCTTCGGTACTCGAAAAACCGCAACTTCAAGGTGACCGAGGTGGATCGCTTGGTGAACCAGGACGGATACGTCGCGCATTTGCTGTGGTCTGGCGAATTGTGCTGCACCCTCCCGGCCAAGCAGGGCGTCCACATCGGCATCATCGCGATCTAACGGAGGATGACATCATGGCAGAACCAATGGTGTTCGGTAACGAACACGTCAACCTTCGCCCGAGCGAGGATATCATCACCGTCAAGAACACGAGCGGATCGGAAATCGCGGCAGGAGCGTTTGTCTGCTACGACGTGGCGACCGACGACAACATGACTTCGGTTGTTTTGCCGAGTTCGACCAACATCGAAATGTTGGCCGGAATCCTAATGGATACACTGGCCGATGACGCCTGTGGACGGTGTATGCGCCGTGGGCAGTACGACACGGCCTATGTCCTTGGGCATGCGTCCTTGACCAAGGGCGACACCCTGAAACTGGTTGCGGGACAGCGGTACGCTACTTATGCCGCCGCCCCCACCGCGTCCGCAAGTCCCGGAACCATCGTGGCGAGGGAAGACTGGACCACAACGTCCGAGGCCGCAAAGAAGGTCTACATCCGGTTGTAGCCAAGGAGGACGAAATGAGCAACGATCCAACACTATTCGGAAACGCCATAACCACGGCGTTGAACAAGGACGAGGAAATCATCATCGTCCGCAACACGTCTGGCTCGACAATTAACGCTGGGTCCGTGGTGTGCTACGACTTGGTGACCGACGACAACTTCACATCCGTGATCTTGCCGTATTTCCGAAACCTCAATTGCCCGGCGGGTATCCTCATGGACACCTTGGCTGATGACGAAACAGGCCGCTGCCTCAAGCGCGGCTTCTACGACACGGCCTATGTTTACGGGTCTCCGTTGATGGCTATCGGGTCGAAACTTGAGCCCGTACATGCTGCGCGGTATCTCGCATCCATTGGCGGGGCCGCGTGGGAGACGCAGCCGTTCACGAAGTTTCGCGTGTGGGACAATCCCGCCGAGCTGCTTCCGGCGGCAGCGGCATCCGATGACCTCGGATATGTGGTCGGCACGTTCGGCACCGACGCACACTCCATTCAAGGGGCTGACGTTGGCGGAACGAACGGGACGTGGTACGGGCTAATGCAGTACGAGGTTCCGAAGGGATACAATGACGGGACCCCGATCTCGATCCGTGTCAAGGCCCTG